GAGTACCTAAGTGGCCAGGTCGAGCAGAAGCGGATCGACGAAGGTCGCCCACGGCCCGAATTCAGAGCATGAGGTTTACTGTTGAGTTTGATTCCCTGGAAGACATCCAGGAGCTAGAGTCAAAGCTCGCCAAACTAGATGATTTGATAGACGCTGTGGAAGAACTTCGACAGCTTAATGAAGAACTTCGGAGAATGGTGGTAGATCAACTGCAAAGTAAGCTTGCAGAAGAGGATTATCCACAAGAATAGTTTCAAAGCACTGAGGGCAGATAAGCAACACTATATCTGCCTTTTTGCCTTCAGTGTGGTATTCCACCTCAACACTGAATTCGTCAGCGCAACGGCTGCACTCAAATGTTTTAACTTCGGACACGACGGTCTCGGTATACCCAATCCCTAACCGTATCAACGGGTACTTGGTACGCATTGGCTATCCATTTAATGCTTCGCTTCTCTTCATTGCGAGCATGGCGCACAGCCTGAACGGTGTCAAAGTCGTATTTCTTCTCAGCCATTGTCAGTCTCCAAATCGGCTAGTATCGGTCTTCGGCCATTTCTCGCTCTCGCCAATACCCTGCATTGTCGAGTTGTTGGTAAGCTTGCGAGCCATAGGCCGGATCAATTTCGTAAAAGTTAGCTTCAAAGTCGGATTGGGATACACCCTTCAGCTTGTATGTTTCACAAACGTCCTGGCATTCCTGGTCGTCAGACCAACACTTTGAGGAGGCCCATTGTCTACCGTCAGGTGACATGGCCACCACAAAATATCGTATGTCTGTCTGCGGCTCTCCGCACTCGACATCAAAGCCCGCTTGATACAGTTCGTCTCTTGTTCCAAATATTAAGTTTTTCATTTATTCGATTATACAAGAGTTTTTTGTGTAAAACAATTTGACTATGCATTTTTATGTGCATATTATGTGTACCTCTACATAGGAGGGCACATGTCATACAAGCACAACCTAACGCTCACCACAGAGCAACTGAATCTAATCCTGCGATTCGCACAGAGCGCAGCCAGAGACCTGGACTACGACCTTGAAAATCAAAACCTCTCTGAACCCACGGCATACGCCACGTCCAGAGCGCGAGACGTTATTCAAGCCTTATTAAATGAATGTAAACAAACCCTGGAGGACCGTAGCAATGCAGAATATACCTGATAACCCTTTGCGCGTAGGCGACGAGGACTACGGGACGTCTACCCCACGTTACGAAATCGACGAGGACCGAGCCTACGAGGATCACTGCCTCGAACTTATGGCGCAAGATCGACGCAAGATTGCCGAAATATTAAAGGAACACATATTTTCCACAGAAGATCTTCTCAACAAGCTGACCGATTACGCTTGGGAAGTCAGGAGGCATCCAGACCGATGAGCCGAGACATAAAATTAGAAAGATTCATAAGAGAAGGGAAGGCTATTGAAAATGCAGTTATGGCGATTCTTAAAAAAGATTTTGCAGAGGTTGAGTCAGGCACCGTACTGGCAGCGTTATTGCACGTGACCGGAGCACTAGCCGAGGAAGTCGAGCTGCCGCAAGTCATCTGGCAGCAAATGACCTCGTCAATGGGCAGCGACCTCCCAGACATCACCGAAGAAGATAAGAGGCGGTTGCACTGATGCATATATTAGACGAAGAGTTAGAGCTGATCGCTGACTTGGCCTATAGCGCATCGAGAAAAGAAAGAAAATTCGGATGAAGCTTTTTCTGAGCATTAAAAAGAAGTGCAATCCCGTTGAGTGTTTACATTGTGGCGTAAGTTTTGTTCCTAAAAAACCTGAGCACAAAGTATGCACCCATGATTGCCGTCAAGCGTGGCTAAAAAAGAAAAGGTACGAAGACCGAGTAACAAAAGCTTGCGATCACTGCGGAAAACCTTTTTTGGCAAAGAACGTAAACCACCGTTTTTGTTGCGCGGCATGCTCTAGCGTAAAAAATGTGACTCCGGACGTGCTAAAAAAGTCAGTCTGCGCCGACATGGACGAATACAAACAGATGCAAGTAAATAACAAAGGTTTCGACCTTTGGTTTAACGAAAACACCGGAAAAGACAAATGAAATGCCCCCCACTGACCACGGCCCGCGGGACTTATCCAGGTATGAGCAAGGGGCGATATGTGTCCTACAAGCGCGGCTGGGAAGCTGCAGATAAACGTTTGACACCCGTTAAACGCAGGCGTAAGGTGTCTTAGAACCGTGAGATCGGTTCTTATATTGTGTTTTACTTCCCGTGTGTTTTAAAACCCCAGACTTGTTCCGGGGTTTTTTTTGCCTATAATATTGTCTAATGTCATTCAGCGAAGACAATCTGGACACCGCCTGCATTTACGCCGAGAACGCCTACGGCGACAACATCGTCGGTGCCACCAAAATCGAGTGTAAGAGAACGTCTACGACGGCTTTCGTCCACCGGACCCCGCACCTCGACATTGTGGTTTTTCGTGGCACACAGCAGCTCAGAGACTGGATGTACAACGTTCTCAGCTTCCCCCGACCGTACAAAGGCAGACTCTGCCACGCAGGTTTCGTCAGGGCCCATCGCTCAGTTTGGCCGGATATCAGAAAACTCCTGGACCCAGCTAAAAAACTGTTGATTTGTGGGCACAGTTTGGGCGGGGCCCTGGCGGAACTCTCCGCCTGGTCCTGCAAAGAATTCCAAGACGTCCACCTCATCACTATGGGCAAGCCTAATGTGTTTTTCCGGCCCGCCTACCACGGCAAGATGCCCTGGGCGAAGACGCAACTGTCCGTGGTCTGCGGGTCCGACGCCGTCCCCCGCGTCCCACGGTTCTTCTTCGGACCCGATGGAGGCCAAACACAACTTTATTTCGACAACACAGAGAAGAAGGCCCACTTCAATCCCACCAAGGATTTCAAGCGCGCCGACTGGCATGCGTCAGACTCGGTGTCCGATCACTTCATGGATTCCTACCGTGAGTGCATCGAGGCTTTTGACAAGAAACGACTGAACTTCCCCCTCGACCACCTGAAATTTTAACCCAAACCCTGGAAGCCGCTAAAATAAAGGGCTTGACTGTACACATAAAGTATGATACCATGTTTTTGGAAGCTGGCAAAAGACCGGCTCATGTCGGGGGCACCAGGAGGATTTATGGAAGTTTTAGTGATCGGGATCGTTATATCAATAATCGTCGTCAAAGCGACTCCGTGAAGGAAATCAGGCGTTAAAACTTGAAAAGACTTGAAAAGACTTGAAAAGACTTGAAACGATTCGCAACTGGAGAACTCAATGAATGAAGCACTAGACTGGTGCGACGAACACTGGGCCAAGATCAAATGCTCTATCGGAATGCACGACTGGTTGGTTTTCGTCAACCACGGCTCACGGGCCAGGATATGCAAGCAGTGCAGCGCCAAGGAAAAGGAGATCGTGATCCACACCTGGATCGAGGACACATGGTAACGTTACAAAAAACACTTCCCCTTTATATATAGAGCCAGAAATAAAAAAAATAATTTTTTATTTAAAATGCCGTAACCGGTGTAACCGTGTAACTTGGCTCTGCAGAGCCCGTATTTGCTGAGTTTAGCGGTTACACCGAGGTTACAAAAGTTACAGGAGAGGAGTTAAGGTCAAAAACTTGTTAAGGGGGTCTAAAGTTTTTTTTATTTTTTTTTTTTTTCTAGCTCTATATACTACTGCGGCATGAAGAGCGCAGCGTTAGCTAAAGCAAAGTACCGTGATCTTGACAAGAAACCTGGCAAGCCAGGACGACCCAAGATCACTCCAGATTCCCCACTTACCCGCAAGCAAGAGCTTTTTGTCAAAGAACTGGTGTCGAAAGATGGCCAGATAACTCTGAGAGAAGCAGCCGTGAACGCGGGCTATCCTGAATCCTCTGCTCACACCCGAGCCTATGAGATGACCAATCCGGCTATCTGCCCGCATGTGGTCAAAGCAATCAATCAATACCGTGCTGAACTCGACCGTAAGTACGGCATAGACTTTAGCCGGCACCTGCGTGACCTACAGAAGATTCGAGATGCAGCCTTCTCGGATAAAAACTACTCCGCAGCTGTCATGGCTGAGTATCGTCGAGGTCAAGCACACGGAAACATTTACATCAACAAGTCTGAAATTAGACATGGCACGATAGATAGCATGTCGAAAGAAGAGGTTATAAAGGCCATTGCAGAACTTAGAGGTACCGTGGGAAGAACCATCGAAGGGGAAGCGGCGGAAGACGCCGATTACGAGGAAATCGACAGAGAGCCAGTTTTGGTCAAGCATGAAGCGCCAGATAGCGAAGCAGATGCCAAAATGGAAAGTAACACGGCTTGAGAGTTGGGCGTCGCAAGGGGTTCCAGACGTCATGGTTTTGGACTCCAAAGCTCGATTTCAACTAATCGAACTGAAGAACACCACCTCCAACAAAGTAACAATTAGTCCACATCAGGTAAGTTTTCTTACCACACATGCGGATGCCCCTGTCTGGCTAGTCGTTCGTCGAATGCGAGCGGAAGGTACAGACTATCTCCTGTTCTCTGGCGATCAGGCCGAGGACGTCAAGAAACACGGGCTCGAAGCGGTTGAGCCTGTAGTCCAATCCGGCACAATCAATGCTGTCATAGAGCATATTGACTCCCACTAGATAACCCCATATAATAATGTCTCATACTTAGGAGGCATGATGTTCATATTTTATTTACTTGAGAAATGGATCAGGGGTCCAGGAACGAAAGAAACCATTAGACGATTGAAGGAAAAAGAAGAGAGGAGACGCAAAAATGACAATAGAAGAATTGATTGAAGTTAGTGAATTCACCCTTCCAGAACATGATGACAATATTTTGAACTACTGCTCAGACGCTATTGTTTACTCTGAGGCAATAGATGCCGATCCGATTGGCAGTAAGCTTCCTGACCATGACGAATGGTGCGGCCAATATGAGTGGAGAGAGCAGTGCGCCATGATGGCAATGGACTTTAATGAATTGGTTCACGCAAGGTTCGACGATTGGCACGACTTTGTTGAATGTGCAAAGCGGTATTTTGATGACGGTAGAACTACCGGCATGGATGCCGCCCTTGAAACATGGGACTGGTTTTTATGCCCCGCCATAGTGGGAAGGGTTCTGGAGCGGTGGAAAAAAGACGGTAATTACGACCTTTATTTGATCAGGGAATACCATGCTCGGGTTTTACAGGAAATTTTTAAGGCTTGACTTACACATAAACGTTCTATACATTTGCCTCAAATTGACCGTATAACGGGGGAACAAAATGGCTTTCTATGATGAAAAAACCCACATATTGATTATCAAATGGAATGTCGAAGATGTTCTTAACGTCCGACCCGACTTAAATGAGGAAGAGGCAAAAGAGGTTCTTTGTGCTTTGGCAAACGATTTTGACGCAAATATAGGCGTTAACTGGGCGGTAATTGAGATTATGGCGGAAGAAGAGTTCCCGGAGGCGCAACAATTGTTTCCTGGGGATGGTTGACGTCCACATAAAAGGCGCATATATTAGGCTTTTAACCACCATAAAACGGGAATCAAAAATGAAACTTTTAGACACCAGTGGCGCGAATACAAAGCTACGCAAAAATAACCGCAATAAAGCTATACGTGTCGCGGGCTTATCTCTAAAACCGAATGACTCACTTTGTCCCATGCGTAAAACCGCGGAATGCGAATTGCCTTGCCTTGAGGCTGCGGGCCGTGGCGGAATGTCTAACGTTAGTGAGGGGCGGCAACGTAAAACCGATTTCTATATGCAAGACCGCTCCGGTTTTCTGGAATTGCTCTATAACGAATTGCACAATTTTCAGAAGCTTTGCGAGCGTAATAACGTCGAGCCTTATGTGCGGTTGAATGTGCTTTCGGATATTCAATACGAATTAGAAGCCAATGGCGCAATACCTCAGAACTTCCCAAAATTGAATCTGTTTGACTACACCAAAATCGCGAAAAGACTTGATCGGGTTCCCGATAATTATCAGCTAATGTTTAGCTATTCCAAAGCCGAGCGATATCAGAGCCAGGTCGAAATAGCGGTAAAGACCGACCGACCGATTTCAGCGGTATTTCATGGCGGCATGCCTAAAAGCTTTCTAGGTCGGCCAGTAGTGAATGGTGACAACAGCGACATCATAAACCTTCAGCAGCGCGGCAAAATTGTCGGCCTGAAGTACAAGCCACCTCGCGGTAGGCAGATCGACCCACTGCACTCCAGTTTCGTAATTGACGCCAACAGAATACCGGCCTTTTCCTTGGGTTGACGTACACATAAAAAACGCATATATTCCAATCTCAACCAATAAAAACGGGAGAATTAAACGATGGATATATATTGCAGACATTGCGGGGAACCATGGGAGATTGAGACCTTGCATGATTTCGACGATACCTTTCAGCAGCGGGCGAAGCTATTTGCCAAGCTAGGGTGCAATGCACTATATGACGATGGCGACCGGACTGATCCATGCAATCGGCCAGTGGTCGATCCTAAACGTGCGGCGATTAGCGGACAGCTTCAGGATTTCTCGGACTTTCCTGATGAGTGGTCGCCTGAAGACTATTTGATGATGGCGGGGGAATTCTAAATGACAGCTTTCGAAGCAGTACAAATAGCGGAAGGTTTAGACGATACGGCGCAGCCGGATGATGTAATTGACGCTTGGCAATACTTGCACGACACCGGCCTTGCCTATCAGCTACAGGGTTTTTTCGGTCGCAATTGCGCGGCATTACTTGAGGCGGGAATTATTCATGATTGAGACAACCGAATGGTTTTGGGGTGAAGCCTTTTCCAAATTTGGATTTAACGATGGTGACGGCCTTAACTTTACCGATAAAGTGGCCGGCATCATTGAGGCTTTGGGATATGAAACTAACTGCGACAGTTGGGGGATTCACAATTATATGATAATGGACATCATTAAAGACGGGGAGAGCATATATCCTGAAAACGTCAGAGTCGGGTACACCAATCCGGCTTTGTATTTGCCGCCCGACATTATTGCGGAGTTAAACGATCATTTCGGGCCGGACGAATCGCTCTGGTAATTAACAGTGAAATAAGCGCCCCGCGGCCCGCCCCTGTCAAGGTAAAGTTTTTGACCCGCGGCCCGTGGGGGTCGAGGGTTGACACGTATGCGACGGATATGCGTATAATGGCCCCTCACTTAAAACGGGAGTTTAAACAATGACAGATAAAAAATGCGTGATATGTGATCAATCGCTCGCGGTCAACGCGAGCGCGGGGAACCGCGCCATTGAATGGTTTGACGGAAACAACCCGTGGCCTTTAGGCGGCGGGAAGTTTGGTGACACTGGCCGTGCCTGCGACTTGTGTAATAATGAATTGGTACTGCCGGCGCGGTTGCGCGGCGTGGGGGTGACAGCGTGAAACTGTTTACAAAAGAAATCGAACGTGCGCTCGCGGCTAACGCGAGCGCGGAGGAATCCACGCGCCGACCGGTCGTTAAATTATTTGGGGGCGGGGCGTGTACTTGGCTAATCTCAGAGCGGATCGATGATGATACGCTTTTCGGGCTTTGCGATCTGGGCATGGGCTTTCCTGAATTGGGTTATGTTTCTCAGTCCGAGCTTGAGGGGCTGCGCTTCCCGCCACTGGGTTTGCCGGTCGAAAGAGATTTGGCCTTTAATGCTGATAAGACGCTTTCCGAGTATTTTCGGGAAGCCAGAGAATCGGGCCGCATTGCGGCCTGATCGCTACCACTCCACGGGTAGCGAGCCGTGAGCCGTGGAGCGGGACTTGTCCCCGTTTGTCCTGGCCTCGCGGACCGGCGGGCCCGCCCTCGAAAGGGGGCGGGTTTTTTACTTGTTACAATTTGTTACAATTGAGTAATTGACATACACACAAAGATCGCATATAATGGGTTCTCACTTACTAACCGTGGAGATTTTATTATGTATGCAAGTGTAGATATTGAGATTAACGACAGCGATATATTCGATGCTATTAGTGACGACCTACCAGACATCGAAGACTTAGAGGATCGATTGAGTAAACTGGAAGAGATCGCGAAGGACTCTGACGTTAGCGTGATTCACCTCGACCGTAACGTTCAAAAATTAGCGGTAGCCTTAAAGCACATAAAACTAAACTACAACTACAGCCACCGCCAGCTTCAACGAGAGATCCGGCGCAATCGCTATGCCAGGTGTCAACGATGATTATTACTGGAGATCAAATCCCTCTGGCTAGATTGATTACCCTGAAGCATGGATTAAAGCTTGAAATGAAGGGGATGCGAGTGAGCCGCGGTCGAACGTGCTACTCAATTGTTAAGGAGGAGTTGGGGCTGCGGGGCAATCGCCAAAAAGTACTGGATCAGCTCGAAGAAATGCTGGAGATAGTTGGCGGCGCAGCCGCTCGGCGTGAGAGGGATAATGCATAAATTTTTACTTGGACTGGGATTCGTGGCCGCTGTTTTGGGAGCGGCCACGTTCTGGTATTTTCTAACTGTGCTGATCTTCTTAATTAGTTGACATGCACACAGTAATCGCATATTCTACAGACATGCGCCAATACCGGCGCATGTAAACTTAAATATTCGTGGAGAATAAAATGAAATCAGACACTAACATTACATTTACACAATCCGAATCCCAAGCGCTGGCGGAAGCTCTCCGATTAGCGAACGAGCTTAGCGAGGCTGGCGTTGATTGGCCAGATAGTGTTAAGCGCCCATACTCTTGGGATATGGATGATATCAAAAAACTATCTAAGAAAATATTTAAGTACCAGGTAAAGGGTGCAACAATCCGAATTGAAACAGACGAATAACCGGCTCCACACCTGGCGGCTCTCGGGCCGCCTACCCTAAACCAAAACCCAGTTTCGACTGGGTTTTTTTATGCCCGCAATATGTGCGACTTGACCCCCACGCAGCCAAATGGCGCCGCGTGTCCCACATTACCGGGGTAATGTGGGACGTGGCACTTTGCGCGCCCTCCCCCAGGGTACCGGTCCGTGATCCACGGAGGGGGAGGGCGCGTGTGTCTAGGAGTCCCGGAATAGAGGCTAGAGTAGATGGTTAGGATTCCGTGAGATGATTGGTGAGGATGTTGTGGCGGTGCCGTCTGTCAGACAGGAGCTTGTGCATGTTTGTCACAAACAATTAAGCAAAAAATAATTTCATAAAAAAATTTACCAATGTATAATAAAATCACATAAATAAGAGGACCCGTGGGCCATGTACGATGAAGCGCAATACCTAAAAGCTGATGGATTTGACGATGCTATAGTGGGCACGGCTCACGGCATGACTGTTGATGAGGATGGTGGTCCTATCCTGGTCTACGACATTGAGAAGTGTGTTGATATTATTATGGACGGTGCGGTGGACATGGAGCGTGAAGAGGCTTATGAGTACTTTACTTTTAATGTGATAGGCGCGTTTCACGGCCCACAGACCCCTATTTTCCTGGACCGTGCGGTTTTGGATTACCGAGAACTTTGGGATAAATGACTGAATTAGCTACAGAAACCGACGAGCATTTACTTAAACTTGAGTTGAGATTAGCTCAGCTTGAGCGGTTAGAGGCGTGTCGGGGAAATTTTTTAGATTTTGTAAAGGCGATGTGGCCTGAGTTTATAGCGGGTGAGCATCATCGGATTATTTCTGAGAAGTTGGAGCGTGTGGCGCGGGGCGAGCTAAAGCGGCTGATTGTCAATATGCCGCCTCGTCATACCAAGAGTGAGTTTGCGAGTTTTTTGTTTCCTGCTTGGATGGTTGGTAAGAATCCTGCGATGAAGATTATCCAGGCGACGCACACCACGGAGCTTGCGGTGGGTTTTGGTCGCAAGGTGAAGAATTTGCTGGAGAGGGAGGATTACCTTGATATATTTCCTGAAGCGAAGTTGGCTGCGGATTCTAAAGCTAGTGGAAGGTGGGACACTTCTCGTGGGGGTATGTATTATGCTGTTGGCGTTGGCAGTAATCTTGCTGGTCGGGGCGCTGATTTATGTATTATTGATGATCCCCATTCTGAGCAGACCGCTATGTCGAATGCTGGGTTTGACGACGCTTGGGACTGGTACACGGGTGGTCCCAGACAGAGGCTCCAGCCGGATGCAGCGATAGTTTTGGTGATGACTCGTTGGTCTGAGAAGGACTTGACGGGTCAATTGGTGCGTCAGATGGCTCGTAATCCGTTGGCCGACCAGTGGGAGATAGTAGAATTCCCTATGGAGCTGCCTTCTGGGGCCCCTGTATGGCCGGAATATTGGTCTTTGGAGGATTTGATATCTGTTAAGGCGTCGATTCCGCCGAGTAAGTGGAACGCGCAGTATCAGCAGCAGCCGACGGGTGATGACAACAGTATCTTGAAGCGTGAGTGGTGGAACTTGTGGGAGCGGGACGGTATTCCGAAGCTTTCGTATGTTATCCAGAGCTACGACACGGCGTTCTCTAAGCGCGAGACAGCGGATTACAGTGCGATTACGACGTGGGGCGTTTTTTATCCTGATGAGGGGTCTCAGCCGAATCTGATCCTCCTGGACAGCCAGAAGGGTCGTTGGGACTTTCCTGAGCTAAAAAGCATAGCATATGAGCAGTGGCGGTACTGGGAGCCGGAGACGGTGATTATTGAGGCGAAGGCTTCGGGAATGCCGCTGACACACGAGCTGCGTAATATGGGGATTCCTGTGGTAAACTTTACGCCATCTCGGGGCAATGATAAGGTCACGAGAGTGCATGCTATCGCCCCGTTGTTAGAAGCGGGAATGGTTTGGGCCCCTGACACCCAGTGGGCGCATGAGTTGGTCGAAGAGTGTGCGGCGTTTCCTAATGGTGAGCATGACGATTTGGTGGACAGTACCACACAGGCGTTGATGCGTTATCGTCAGGGTAACTTTGTACAGCTCCCGACAGATGATTGGGAGGACACGGATCACGGCTCACGGGCCTTTCGTTACTATGGGTAACAAATAATGTCGGTATTAGACAGAGAACTGAAGGAAGCGGGAGCCGAGCTTAACGATTACCTGCTTGAAGACGCTTTAAAAGAGTCTGCGGGTCTTACCAGCATATACGACAACGATCCATTCTTAGGTGGAACCGTTGACGACCTTATAAGCGCATCACAGGGCAACGAAAACCAGATTTCTGGTCCTTTTGGTGCCTCAAAAGGCGAACAAATCTTTCAAGACGTGTTTAATCGTGCCTTTGCTGCCGATTACGCCGACACGCTGGCTGCCGCAGCCGGTCTGGGCCAATCTCCACGGCCCACGTTTGACCCCAATATTCCGTCCAGTCAGGACATTATTAACAAACCTCTGAGTGAATTGGTCAGCGATGCGACTGCTAATGGGTTGCCGCAGGAGACCATAAACAACATCATTAATAACAAATTGGCTTTCGATGCCCTGAATCTTGGCACAGATACCGTAAATGGTGGGGCCGGAAACGATACAGTGGCCTCGGGGGGCAGTTTTGATGGGGTTTATGACGCTTCTCGAAATGGCTTTGTTGTAGACGGGACTTTTTACAAATACAGCGGAACAGCCAGCGTTGGCTCTGACGGCGAGCCGATAAACGTGGTCGATGGGGCCACTTACGGCTTGGTAACACAGGAAGACGGCAGCGTTTCTGTAGAGGCTCTCAGGGGCGAAGCGGAGAAGAAAGACGAAAAAGACACTCCGTCTGACCTACCTACCGCTGACGGCGACTATACGATCAAAGATATTTTGGACGTCGTAGGGGCGATTAACTCTGGTAGATATACGGTTGGCGAAATAGCCGATATTTACAATGTTCCTGAAGAAACGGTTCAGGGCTATGTTGACAACTCGCCTAGCACCGTTACAGGAGGTGCAGGAGATGACACGCTTAACGGTGGTGCAGGAGATGACACCGTTACAGGTGGTGGTGGTAATGACACGCTTAACGGTGGAGCGGGAAATGACACCGTTACAGGTGGTGGTAATGACACGCTTAACGGTGGAGCGGGAAATGACACCGTTACAGGTGGTGGTGGTAATGACACGCTTAACGGTGGAGCGGGAAATGACACGGTTAACGGTGGTGGAAACAATACTGTTACAGGTGGAGGTGGAGGTGGTGGTAATGACACTGTTACAGGTGGAGGTGGAAACGACACCGTTATAGGTGGTGGTGAAAACGACGACCTCGATATCGACATCTTACCGGGCGTCATAGCAGGCACTCTTTTACCGGAAGACAAAGACCCCGATCCTGATCCTGATCCTGTGGTTAAAAAACCCTTACCGGTGCCTGTGGGAGGCATTCCTGCGAACGCAGGGTTTGTTACACGCGATGACGTCCTGGTTGAATTTGATAAGCCGGATTATGACCCGTATTCGATCCTCCCTGCTCCGGCTACAGACCCGTATCTCGCGGGCCGCAGGCCAGGAGACATAGCGTCTTCCCTGGATGTTCTTGGGTTCAGGCCAGCACAGGGCTTGGAGCAGCGCCCTGAGACTATGGAGCGTGTAGAGCGGTATGCCCAACAGTTTGGCGTAGGTCCGCAAGATTTTTCGCAAGATGCAATTACGCCTTTTGAGACACAGTTTGGCTTAGATATCCCAAATGTTTCGACAAATTTTCCTGTCCGCCCAGAAAGCATTTTAGAAACGCCACGTTTTGACCCCACTAAAGAAAGAGATGGGGAAGATGATGAGGACATGCGCCTGTTTGCCAATGGTGGCGTGGCGGAGGCTACTGACGGAATTGGTTCGTTGATGAAGCGTCGAGAGGGCGCAGTCACTCGGATGCTGCTCAACAAGGCTGGTGCGTTGCCCACTTATCAAGACGGAGGAAAAGTTACCGTGGAAAACGATGATAGAAACAGGGTGACAAGTCTTCTGAAAAGCACCACAGAGGTGCCTGCTGGTTTGAGAGATGCTGCGGGATATGCCTACGACTACCTAACCGAAACCCCCGTTTCTGAAATGATGGGGGATGTTAGAGAGATGGGACCCGGTATGGTCCGAAGCGCAATGGATGATCCGGTAGACTTTGCTTTAGATTTTATACCAGGAGTCAGTCAAGCTCGCGGTTTAGCTGAATATGAAGAAATGATGAGTCAAGCTGAGTTAGCTAGGATTATGGGCGACGAGGAAACAGCGGACGCTTTAAGGGCGATGGCTAGCACAATGTTAGCCTCCTCTATGATCCCAGGAGGTCGTCGAGTTTCCAAAATGGGTATGAGTGACAAGACCCCTTCATTTGAAGAATTAATGGAGCAGATACGCAAAGCCCGAGAAACTGGTGAAAAAACTTTAAAGGATTTGGAAAGGGCTCGACGATCTATTGAGGGGCCACTTCCCTCTGCCAAAGGTATAGGTTCTTTGGATGAAAAGCTTAACAACCTTCAGGCCACCATTCGTAGAAATTCGCAACAAGGTGGCCGCACCAGAGGGCAAGCGATAGAAGAAAGTTCTAATGTGACTAGAAGGGACAAACGCACTGATTCGTATGACCCGGAGAATAATTAATGGCTAACGGTACTGAAGGCGTAACATCAATGGTTGAGCGGCTCACGGGCGATGCACCGGTAGAGCTGACCATTGAAGAGCAGGTAGAGATAGCTGTTCCTGGGGCGTTGGGAAATGCACCAAGAGAGGGCCTGGACATTGAAATCGAAGAGACAGAAGACGGTGGGGTCATAGTTGACTTTGATCCTGGCGCTGATTCTGTGGATGAAAGCGACTTCAACAGGAACCTGGCGGACGAAATGGACATGGGCCAGCTTGGCGCTGTGGCCAATGATCTGTTGGGGGAGTACGACTCTAACAAAGCTTCTCGTCAGGACTGGGAGGATGCCTATTCCAAAGGCTTGGAAATGCTAGGCTTTAACTACCAAGAGAGGTCCGAGCCCTTCAGAGGCGCTACAGGCGTTACACACCCGCTTTTAGCCGAAGCGGCCACACAGTTTCAAGCGCAAGCCTTTAATGAAATGTTGCCGCCCTCTGGGCCTGTAAGAACCACTGTGATGGGTGACATCACTAAGGACAAAGAATCGCAGGCTCGCCGCGTTAAAGAGTTTATGAACTACTACATCACCAATGTGATGGAGGAATACACCCCAGAATTCGATCAAATGTTGTTCTATTTGCCCTTGGCCGGATCAACATTCAAGAAAGTTTACTTTGATTCCGCCCTTGATCGGGTAGTGAGTAGCTTTGTACCGGCGGAAAACCTGGTTGTTCCGTATAACACGAGCAGTCTGGAGACTTGCCCGTGCATAACCAACGTTATTTCGATGCCTTTGAATCAGCTCCGCAAGCTTCAAGTGTCGGGTTTCTACTTGGATGTCCCTGTTTCCGCCATGCAGCCGGACCAGAACGAAATTGCGGAGGAGATTAACCGGATTCAGGGAGAGCAGCCGTCAAATATTGACTATGACACCACGATTTTGGAGTTTCATGCCGAATTAGACCTTCCGGGCTTCGAAGATAAGGGCGAAGATGGCGAAGAAACCGGCATAAAACTGCCGTATATCGTGACTGTGGCCGAAGATACGGGCCAAGTCCTGTCTATTCGCCGGAATTATGCGGAAGATGACGAAAATAAGTCAAAAATCCAGTATTTCGTGCATTACAAGTTTCTTCCGGGGCTTGGTTTCTACGGTTTGGGTCTAATCCACACGATTGGAGGGCTCTCCAGGACAGCCACAGCCGCGCTAAGGCAGTTAATAGACGCAGGCACCCTGTCTAACCTCCCTGCTGGCTTTAAGGCCAGAGGGCTTCGTATAGCCGAGGACAGCGAACCGTTACAACCGGGTGAATTCCGTGATGTAGACGCTCCGGGCGGGGCGATCCGTGAAAGTTTGTTGCCTTTACCGTTTAAAGGCCCGGATACCACGCTTTTTCAACTTTTGGGCTTTGTGGTAGACGCTGGAAGGCGTTTTGCAACCATAACGGACATGAAAGTAGGTGAGGGTAACCAGAATGCTGCGGTGGGCACCACAGTAGCGCTCCTGGAGCAGGGTAGTCGAGTCATGAGTGCGGTTCATAAGCGTATGCACTATGCAATGCGCCAAGAATTCAAGCTAATGGCACGAGTTATGCACGAATCTTTACCGCAAGAGTACCCGTTCTCGGTAGAAGGCGGTGACCAAGCGGTTATGGCGTCGGATTTTGATGATCGTGTGGATGTTATACCGGTATCCAATCCAAACGTTTTTTCGCAAGCGCAGCGAATTGCCCTGGCTCAGTCGCAGTTACAGCTCGCTACACAAGCTCCTCAGATACACAATTTGCATGAAGCATATCGTCGCATGTATGACGCTTTGGGTGTTAAAGACGTTGATAAGATACTTAACGTCGATAGCTCTAATGAGCCTGTTCCCAAAGACCCGGCACAAGAAAACATCGACGTCCTGGACAACATCAGGCTCAAGGCTTTTGATGGGCAGAATCATGACGCTCACATTATGTCGCACCTGCTGTTCAGTGCTTCTCCAATAGCTGCACAGAATCCAGTGGTCCTGACGGCTCTTCAGAAGCACGTGACGGAGCATGTGAAGATCAAGGCAGAAGAGACGGCTATGGTCATGTTTTTGCAGCAGAACGGCCAACAAGCACCTACAGACGACCAGATGCTACAGATAGAGGGTATGGTAGCTCAAGTCGTGGCCCAGGAGCTTCAAAACTTGAGGCAGATGAGCATAGGTATTGCAGGTCAATCGCAGCCTAAACAGGAAGGCCCTGATCCGTTGATTGCTCTAAAACAGCAGGAGCTTCAGTTAAAGGCTCAGGCGGAACAGAACGACACTAGTTTAGACCAAGCTAAGCTGGGTCTGGAGCAAGCGAAAGTTCAAGAGAGAGCTAGACAATTTGATGAGCGGCTGGCGAGTCAAGAGGCTCAAACAGTTGCTAGGTTAGACGCTCAGGCGCAGCGTGAGCTGCTGAGATTAAGAAATAACCGAGGAGGTTAGTATGCGTTCTGTAAAAATCATGGGTGGACCAATCAAAGAACCACCAAAACCTACGAAATATGCTGACATCGAGGGTCAAGGTCGCATACCATATGCAACTTTAAAAGATGAGAAGACCCCAAACATAGCAAAAGCAAAGATCACCAAGGGCAAGCGCCGTGGTATGGGTGCTGCATTGCGTGGTGCTGAATTCACTAATGCGTAGGTGACGATATGCCTTTGATGCGTGGGTCTAGTCAGAAGACCATCAGTTCTAACATTGGCAAGCTTAAAGACGAGGGCTACCCCCAGAAACAGGCGGTGGCCATTGCTTTAAACTCGGCAGGTAGGTCGAAGCCAAAAGAAATGAGTAGGGGCGGTGCTGCTTTGAAAGGCTACAGCCCAATTGCTATTAGACCGCAACGTTTCCAAGGAGTTTTTTAATGAGATATGCGATATTGTCCATATTTGTGCTTTTGAGTAGTTGCACTTCTGTACAACAAGTCATTGATAACAAAGAACTTTATTGCTCTCAGTTTTACAAAGGCGTCCGAGCCGTCGGGCGTAGTGCCTTGTCAGCTACAACAGGTGTAGTTGTCCCAGATGTATGCGATACTATCGATGAGATTGTCGCGGAAGAAGACGCTGATAGCTGATCTCCGATTACTTATACAACTAAGGCACAGGAGAGCAGCGATGAGTGAAAAAATAAAGTGCGATGTATCTGACTCAAATGGGTATCGCTGCCTTGTGATCACTCTGCCGGACGGAACGCAGGACGTAACTCATCGGGGCGATGGTTGTTATGAGTATATCGAATCACTCCAGCAGGAGAATGATAGGCTGAAAGAAAAGCTAAAAAACACACACTTAGTGAGAACCCCAATATAGGAGAGGTGCTGCTGTTTAAATGAAGCTAGGCGGATTACTTAAATCTTTAGCTCCCACCATTGCACAGGCGGCTGGCGGTCCGATGGCCGGTATGGCCGTCAAGATGGCGGCTAAGAAAATAGGCCTTCCTGACACGGCTACGGCCAACGAAATAGAAGACCTTATTGAGCGCGAGCCGGAAAAAGCGCCTCTCCTGAAGCAAGCAGACAAAGATTTTTCCCAGAGCATTCGTGCTATGGAGATTGACCTGGAGTCGTTTAAGACTGAGGTCGCGGACAGAAAAGACGCCCGAGCTAAGTTTTCTACGGACTGGACACCGAAGATATTTAGCATCTTAGCTTTGGCTTTGTATGGTACCTACGTCATGGCGGTGACCATCATGCCGCATGACCAGAATGATGAGACCATCATATCTCTAGTATTGGGCCAGTTATCGGGGATATTAGGCACAGCAGCCGCTTTTTTTTATGGCGGTTCGAGCAATAAAAAATAATGGAAAAGCTAATAGAAATGCTCAAGCGCCACGAGGGCGAGGTTAAGACTAATGGTCGCCACGTGGCATATAAATGCCCTGCTGGTTACTGGACACTTGGAATAGGGAGAAATATCGACCCTGAAAACGGCATTGGTTTGTCTGAAGAAGAGGTCAATTTCCTGTTACAGAACGATTTAGATCGTTGTGAAGCAGAGCTTAATGCGGAATATGTCTGGTTTAGAACCTTGGAAGGGGCTCGTA